CGAGCTTGATGCTGTTATAGACATGGAAATCATGTCCGAAGCGCCGGTTCAGGTCGAGCTGGAAGACGGAAGTGTGGAGATATCCTTTGGGGAGGACGACGAAAACCTAGATATGGCCCCATTTGACGCCAACCTTGCCGAATATCTCGACGACAAACAACTTCAAGAGCTATCAGACGAGCTAATTGGTGCGGTTGAGGCGGATACTAACTCTCGTAGGGAGTGGGCGGACACATTTGTCCGTGGATTAGACGTTTTGGGCCTCAAATACGAGGAACGTACCGAACCTTGGGAGAATGCGTGCGGTGTATACAGCACTGTGCTAGCAGAAGCGGCCATTCGTTTCCAAGCAGAGGCCATGAGTGAGACTTTCCCCGCCGCAGGCCCTGTTAGAACCAAGATTCTTGGCGAAGTTAGCCGCGAAAAGGAAGATGCAGCCCTCCGTGTTAAGCAAGATATGAACTATGAGCTTACTGAGGTGATGACTGAGTACCGCCCAGAGCATGAAAGGATGCTTTATAGCCTAGGTTTGGCCGGTTCAGCGTTCAAAAAGGTCTATTTTGACCCCAATTTGGGACGTCAAGTCGCAATCTACATACCGGCTGAAGACGTAATTGTGCCCTACGGAGCGTCTAATATTGAAGCGGCAGAGCGTGTAACTCACGTAATGCGTAAGACCAAGAACGAGATGGTCAAGCTTCAGGTTAACGGGTTCTACCGAGAAGTAGACCTTGGAGAGCCAGAAGCGTTTCATACGGATATTGAAGAGAAGAAAGCCGAAGAAGGCGGGTACTCTCTTACTGATGACGACCGCTACACCGTCCTTGAAGTCCACGCCGATTTAATTATTGACGATGTGGATACTGAAGGGGAAGACGACGACTTCCAGATTGCTAAACCGTACGTTGTTACTATTGAGCGTGGCACTGGAGAAATCCTTGCGATCCGTCGCAACTGGTTAATGGAAGACCCGTTGACTCTTAAGCGTCAGCACTTTGTTCATTATGTTTACGTTCCCGGTTTTGGTTTCTATGGACTCGGCCTCATTCATATTATTGGTGGTTATGCTAAAGCTGGCACTAGCCTTATCCGTCAACTCGTGGACGCTGGAACCCTATCCAATCTCCCCGGTGGTCTCAAGTCTCGCGGACTACGAGTTAAGGGCGACGACACACCGATTGGTCCCGGCGAGTTCCGTGATGTAGACGTACCGTCTGGCAGCATCCGCGATAACATTATGCCGCTGCCGTACAAAGAACCTTCGCAGACGTTGCTAGCACTTCTCAACAAGATCACAGAAGAAGGGCGACGTTTAGGCGCTATCTCAGACATGAACATATCCGACATGAGTGCTAACGCACCGGTTGGAACAACACTTGCTCTACTAGAGCGTACGTTAAAGCCCATGGCCGCTGTACAGGCTAGGGTACATTACGCAATGAAACAGGAGTTTAAACTGCTCCGTACAATCATTGCTGAGTACGCACCTGAAGAGTATATGTACGTGCCTGACCGTGGTGAACCTCGTGCGCGACGCGCCGACTACGCTATGGTGGAAGTAATTCCTGTCAGCGACCCCAATAGCAGCACGATGGCACAGAGAGTTGTGCAGTACCAAACCGTGTTGCAGATGGCACAGGCCACCCCACAAATCTATGACCTGCCACAACTTCATCGCCAGATGATCGAGGTCTTGGGTATTAAGAATGCAGACAAGCTAGTACCAACCACTGACGACATGAAGCCTGCTGATCCGGTAAGCGAGAACATGAATGCGCTAGTTGGTAAGCCTATCAAAGCGTTTATTTATCAAGACCATGCAGCCCACATGGCGACGCACCAAGCGTTTATGCAAGACCCAATGATTATGCAGGCTATAGGACAAAACCCTCAAGCCAACCAGATCATGGCTTCATTGCAAGCTCACTTGGCAGAGCACCTTGGGTTTATGTATCGCCAGCAGATGGAAGAGAAACTTGGTGCGCCTCTACCCGGACCAAACGAAGAGATGCCAGAAGATATGGAAGTTCCATTGTCTCGTCTTCTTGCACAGGCAGGTCAACAGCTTACTCAAGCCAACCAACAGCAGGCCGCACAGCAACAGGCACAACAGAAAGCTCAAGACCCAGTGGTTCAAATGCAGCAAATGGAGCTACAACTGAAGCAAGCCGAGCTACAGCGTAAAGCAGCTAAGGATCAGGCCGACGCCCAACTCGATGCCGCAAGACTACAGTTGGATACGCAGAAAGCCCAAACTACCGCTGCCATTGAGTCTAGCCGTATAGCAGCACAAAACGAACAGGCCCAAGCCAAGAACGATCTGGATGAGGCGAAAGCGATAATGGATTTAGCTAAGACGCAGCAGACACAACCACGAGGACCGCAAGGTGGCTAAAAAGACAGGCATTACTTCAGGAGAAGCCCTACAGCTAAACAAAGGTGTTAAAGGCACTAGCATTGGCAACGGGGCTTTGAAGGTAGGCTCAATGAACAAACACAAACGTCGTAGTTTCAAAGAATATAGAGGGCAGGGAAGATAATGGCTAAAACCGTCTTTGACGTGCTGAACGAAAAACTAACGGAGCTTAAAGGCTCCAGCGAAGATTTCCTGAAGAGTGGCGGAGCTAAAGACTTTGCCGAGTATCGGGAGGTATGTGGCGTGATTCGGGGTCTAAACGCTGCATTAAGAGAAGTAGGTGACCTTTCGCGTAACTATATGGACGATAACGATGACTGAAACTATAACGGTTAGCGGGGTGGGAGCGGAAGCTTCAGTAGCCCCAGCAATGACTGCGTTAGAAGAGAAGAGAAAGCAAAGGATAGAAGAGGAGATTAAGACTGAAGAGGAGCTAGAAGCCTCTATCCCTAAGCCCGTGGGCTACAGGGTGTTAATCGCCTTACCTAACATCGAAGAAACTTTCGGTGAAAGCAAGATCGTCAAAGCTACGTCCACGGTACGGGAAGAGTACATCCTGTCTACTGTTGGCTGTGTGTTGGATATGGGTGCAGAAGCCTATAGCGACAAAGAACGGTTTCCTACTGGGCCTTGGTGCGAGGTAGGTGATTATGTGATGTTCCGTGCCAATACTGGTACGCGCTTTAAAGTTGGAAAGCAGGAATATCGTTTAATGAATGACGACTCTATTGAGGCCGTCGTCGATGATCCGCGAGCAGTCTCGCGCGCATAAGGAGTAAGACATGCCTAGACAACAGGTAGAATTTGAATTCCCAGACCCCGATAAAGAAGAAGATACTACGGAGTTTGAGGTAGATGATGCGGAAAACCGAGAGTTTATCTTTGAGAAAGACAAAGAAGCTCACGAGTCTAAGAAGAAGGGTAAAGAAGTAGAGGCAGAAGATACAGACGACGTTGAGCTAGAAATTATAGACGACACGCCTCCAGAAGACCGAGGGCGTAAAGCATCTGCACCTCCAGAAGACCCTACTGAAGACGAACTTGAAAATTATTCCGATAAAGTGCGGCAGCGTATTAAGCACTTTACTAAGGGGTACCATGACGAACGTAGGGCTAAAGAGACAGCTTTGCGGGAGCGTGAAGAATTAGAGGCGTTTGCTAAAAAAGTTTTGGAAGAAAATCAACAGCTTAAAGGCACCGTTGATAAAAACCAAAGCACAATGCTAGAGCAAGCCAAACAGACAGTGGCTAGAGAGCTAGAGGCAGCTAAGCGACAGTACAAAGAAGCTTACGAATCTGGTGATACAGACGCTATTGTTGAAGCTCAAGATGCCATAGCTACGGCTAGGATACGAGCGGACAAGGTGGCTAATTTTAAACCGGCCCCTTTACAGCGGGAAGAAACTCCTGTACAAGTACCTCAAACAGCTAGAGAACAGCCAAAAAGTCAAGTAGATCAACGCGCTAGTACATGGGCGGAAGAAAATTCTTGGTTTGGCTCAGACGACGAAATGACGGCGTTTGCTCTTGGCCTGCATAACAAATTAGTGAAAGAAGGGGTTGATCCCCAATCAGATACTTACTACGAGCATATTAATACTCGTATGCGAAAAGTATTCCCCGAGGAGTTTAACGAATCGGAGGACGCCTCTACAGAGGCAGCAGCACCGAAGAAACGAGCTAGTAATGTGGTCGCACCCGCAACGCGGAGCACAGCCCCTAAAAAGGTAACTTTAACGCGAACACAAGTATCACTAGCTAAACGCCTAGGTCTGCCTTTAGAGGTATACGCCCAACAGGTTGCTAAAGAAATGAGGAAAGGATAATGGCTACAAATAGATTAGATAGAGAACTCGAAACCCGTACAAAGACAGTCCGTAAGACAGCGTGGACCCGGCCTACAGTATTGCCTGATCCCACCCCCGAAGACGGATACACTTACCACTGGGTTCGCATCTCGACCAACGGTCAATCTGATGCCACTAATATTTCCTCGAAGATACGTGAAGGCTGGGAACCTGTACGTGCAGAAGATCACCCCGAGATATTTACTGACGCTGTGGCAGATACACGGTTTAAGGATAATGTCATCGTTGGCGGTTTGATGTTGTGTAAGGCCCCAGTAGAACTTGTTGCAGAGCGAAACGATTACTACCAGCACCAAGCTGAATCGCAAATTCACTCTGTGGACAATAACCTGATGCGCGAAAATGATCCTCGTATGCCCCTATTTCACGATAGGAAGACGAAGGTTACTTTCGGCAGCGGAAATTAAATTTTAGGAGTTATATACAATGGCTTATCCAACAGTCAGCGCTCCCTACGGCTTTAAGCCAATCAACCGTATCGACGGTATGCCTTACGCTGGTGCTACTCGCCTTATTCCTATTGCGAGTACATACAACGTGGCTATCTTCGCGGGTGACATGGTTCAAACTGTAGCGGCGGGCACATGTGAGAAGTTCACCGGTACCATTAGTGGTCTTACGGTGGGTGTTTGTGTTGGCGTTCAATACGTCAATTCTCTGGGTCAGTTCACACCGGCTCAATACTACCCCGGCACTAGCGTTACCGACGCTTACGCTATCGTAGTAGACGATCCTATGGCGGCTTTCAAAGTTGCGGTAACAACCGGTGGTGCAGTAACCACGGAAGACCGTACTGTTGTCGGCTCTAATATGGCCGTAGTACAAGGTGCAGGTGATCCTGCTACTGGAGATTCTGGACAATCAGTCCTCGCTGGCTCAGATGTTGTTACAGCAACTGTCCCTGTACGAGTAATTGATGTTGTCACAGATACCGCAACTGGTGCTGATGCTTTTGTTGAGTTGATTGTTAAGCTCAATACTCACCAGTACAATTCAACGCTTGGCGTGTAAGGAGACTAGCAAATGGCTATTTCAAGAGCGCAACTCCTTAAGGAGCTACTACCGGGGCTAAACGCCCTCTTTGGTCTCGAATACGCTAAGTATGGTGATGAGGCTGCCGAAATCTTCGAGACTGAGTCTTCTGACCGTTCTTTCGAGGAAGAAACTAAGTTGTCCGGTTTCAGTGCCGCGCCTGTTAAGGGTGAAGGTTCTGCAATCGAGTATGACAACGCGCAAGAAGCGTGGACTGCTCGTTACACTCACGAGACAATCGCTATGGGCTTCTCGCTAACTGAGGAAGCAATCGAAGATAACCTCTACGATTCACTCTCTTCACGTTATACGAAGGCTCTGGCCCGTGGTATGGCTTACACTAAGCAAGTTAAGGGTGCTTCAATCCTCAACAACGCTTTTGCTGCTGGCTCTACCTACGGTGATGGACAGACTCTCTGTTCAACTGCTCACCCTCTCGTATCTGGTGGAACTAACTCAAACCGTCCTGCTGTTGCAGCCGATCTTAACGAAACTTCACTAGAAGCTGCCGTTATCCAGATCGCTGGTTGGACTGATGAGCGTGGTCTCCTTATCGCTGCTAAGCCCTCTAAGCTTGTAATCCCACCTGCGCTGCAATTCGTTGCTACTCGCCTGTTGGATACTGAGCTTCGTGTGGCTACAGCCGATAACGACATCAACGCACTCCGCAACAATGGTTCAATCCCCGGTGGTTATACAGTAAATAACTACCTGACTGACACCAATGCGTGGTTCTTGATGACTGACGTACCTAACGGCCTGAAGCACTTTGTCCGCTCACCTATGCAAACTAGCATGGACGCAGACTTTGACACAGGTAACAGCCGATATAAGGCTCGTGAGCGATACAGCTTCGGCGTATCTGACCCACTGGGTATCTTCGGTTCACCGGGCGCTTAATAAGCAAATGGTGTTAAGATTGGGGGCTTCGGCCCCCTTTCTTTTGTGTGAAGGTAGTAGATATGGCTAGAGAACCTAAAGTAAAGAAAGAGTCGCAAGGCTCCCGAATCTGCACATCATGTAACAAAGCTAAGTTGCTGTCCCAATTTGAGACCTTTAAAGAGGGGCAAGTACGCGGGATATGTCAGCAGTGCGTTACCCTGCAAAGAGCAAGAAAAACCTCTGCTACCCCTGAGTCGTACCTCCGAGTATTAAACACCCAACTAAAATCTCAGCGGCTTAAACAAGACATCGAGTACGAAATAACTACGGAAGACGTTATTGACATGTGGGAAATGCAAGACGGTAAGTGTGCCCTATCTGGTATGCTCATGACCCACCAAAGAGACGGCACCTACGGCGATAGGAAGCAGAAAGACTTTAACGCCTCAATAGACCGGGTAAACCCCAACGGCCCTTACGTACGGGAAAACGTACAGTTAGTCGCGGCTAGGGTAAATACCATGAAACACACCCTTGGCGAAGATATGTTCATGTGGTGGGTAAAGAACATTTACGAGACTCGAATTAAGTGATATGTTGGGGGTACTGCAATTTCGCAGTGAACATCTAATGCTTTTTGTTGTTTTTTGTTTCCCTTGAGACTTGACCCGCTCCCACAGGCGGGTCTTTTTTTGCTTAAGTATTGTGTAATTAACTCCGAAATGGTATATAGTAAGACTATACCGGGGTCATTCGGTGTATCTGACAGTCCCGGCTGACGACATGCAGACAGATACGCCCCAAATTAACTCGCATGTGAGGATTCTCAAATGGCTAATACTACTTTCACAGGTCCGGTCATCTCGACTAACGGCTTTCAAGGCACTGTAACTACTACAGGCAACATCTCTGCTACTGGCACTGCTAACGTAATCGTTATCCCTACTTCTGATCCGGGTGTTGCGGGCGCTATCTGGCTTGACGGTGTTACTCTATCTATCTCGGCAGGTTAATCCTTACTAACTAGAGGAGAGACCTATGTCTAGTTCAGATATTCAGACCAAACGGGTCACGACCGCAGCTAGTTTAGGTGTAGGTCCGGCTCGCATACGTCAAGTTCAAGTGCTTACTAGCGATGTTGGTGCCGGTCGGTTAACTATTACTGATGGGGCTGGCGGCCGTACGGTGCTAGATATTGATTTTGCTGTGGAAGATTCGCACTCAATCAACATCCCAGACTACGGTATTCGTTGTGCTACTGACGTAACCATCACGTTGATGACCAACATTACTGCTATGACGGTGTTCTACAGCTAATGGCTAAGCAAGTCGACAAGAAAGCGATGGCTTGTAACAAGCCCAAGCGGACTCCGTCTCACCCTAAAAAGTCTCATGTAGTTAAGGCTTGTGAAGGTGGGAAGGAGAAAGTTATTCGTTTCGGCGAGCAAGGTGCGTCTACTGCGGGTAAACCCAAATCGGGCGAATCTGCTAAGATGAAAGCTAAGCGCAAATCGTTTAAATCCCGCCACGGCAAGAACATCGCCAAGGGTAAAATGAGCGCAGCCTACTGGGCCGACAAGGTAAAATGGTAACCAAATGAAAGACTTAGAGTACTCGATGGTAGATGTTTCATTAGCCGTTCTGAGTTACTCTAAGGGGCGTTGGACTCCAGAAGAAGTTTTAGAATTTGCATTTATGCTAGAGGGCTTCTACGAAGAAGAGACGGGCGAACCAAAGCCCACTCTAGTTGGTATCAAAGGCGGTAAGAAAGATGCCAAGCAAGAGCAAGAAACAACACAACCTGATGGCAGCGGTGGCGAATAACCCCAAGTTTGCCAAGAAGGTAGGAATCCCACAAAGCGTGGGGGAAGATTACGTTGAGGCCGATAAAGGCCGTAAGTTCAGGAGTGGCGGTATGGCTGGTTGCGGAACTAAGAGAATGAACATGGGCGGCATGACTGGAACGCCCGCTAAGAAAATGGCTATGGGCGGCATGGCTATGGCTAACAAAGGCTACAAAGCTGGCGGTAAGATTGATGGTTGCGCTAAGCGCGGTCGCACTAACTGTAAGATGCGCTAAGGAGACTAGTTATGGCTGCTGGTGGAAAGAAAAAAACTGAGAAACAGCTTAGAAAAGGCAAACCTGCCATGGACTACAAAGTTCCAACAAAAAAGCCAAGAACTGCGTTAGAACGAACGTCTCCTAAGTCTGCTACGGCGCTTAGGCGTTTAGAAGCTAAGCAAGGAGAGTTAGCGACGCGAAACATGCTCCGAGATGAGTTAGGGAGTAAGCTAGACGACCCTAATTTTAGAGTAGAAATGGGCGGCAAAAAAGTACAAGGTCTAAAGAAAGGCGGCTGTGTTGGTGACGGTTGTGCTATCCGAGGCCGCACTAAAGGTCGCATGGTATGATGAAGTGCCGAGGCATGGGCAAAATGAAGCCCATTACGTTTAAGAAAGGTGGTACGGTCAAAGATGATTGTTACCGCAAGGTGAAGGCGTCGTACAAAGTCTTCCCTTCTGCGTACGCCTCGGGCGCTATAGCTAAATGCCGGAAGAAGAAAGCTAGTGGCCGTTCGTAAGACGGAGAAGGGCAAAGCCCTAAAGCGGTGGTTCAAAGAGGACTGGAAAGATGTCCGCACGGGCAAAGCCTGTGGCCGCAAAGAAGGCGAGAAGCGGGGAACCCCGTACTGTAGGCCCACAAAGCGCGTCTCCAGTAAAACGCCTAAGACCTCTGGTGAAATGACAGCGGCAGAAAAGAAGTCCCGAGTAGCGCAGAAGAAGCGCCTAGGGCAACCGGCAGGAAAACCCAAGCGTGTAGCCCCGCTTAAAAGGAAGAAGAAATAATGGCAACTTCTGGCACTACAGCGTTCAACATGGACTTCACCGAGATTGCGGAAGAAGCGTGGGAACGTGCCGGTAGAGAAATGCGTTCTGGGTATGACCTGCGTACTGCTCGTCGTTCCATGAACCTGCTGACTATCGAGTGGCAGAACCGTGGCATTAACATGTGGACTATTGAAGAGGGGACGTTAAACCTCGCTCAAGGCACAGCCACTTACGACCTTCCGGCAGATACTATAGATTTACTAGAACACGTAGTGCGTACGGGCAATGGCAACATTAGCACCCAGTCTGACCTGAACATCACACGTATCAGCGTCTCTACCTACTCCAGTATTCCTAACAAGCTAAACCAAGGCCGCCCTATTCAGATGTACATAGACCGTGGGCAAGTTAACCCCTCAGTTACTGTGTGGCCTGTGCCAGACCAAGGTACCCTAGCAGAGCCTTACTACGTGCTTAAGTATTGGCGTATGCGTCGTATTGAAGATGCCGGTACAGGGGTAAACACAGCAGACGTTAACTTTCGTTTCTTGCCCTGCCTCGTTGCGGGATTGGCTTATTACATAGCCCAGAAAGACCCAGATTTAATGCCCCGTATTCCTATGCTACAGACCGAGTACGAGCGCCAGTTTGAGTTAGCGGCGGGCGAAGACCGTGAGAAAGCCACACTTAGCTTGGTGCCGCGTATTTATGGCGTGAGGTAGACATGAGCTACAAGTATGCGTCTGGGCAAAAAGCAATCGCAATATGCGACGTATGTGGCTTTCAATACAAGTTACGAGAGCTTAAAGAGCTGATTGTTAAGGGAAATAAGACTAACATTAAGGCATGCCCTGAGTGTTGGGAACCGGATCAGCCACAGAACAGATTAGGGGAGTTTCCAGTTGAAGACCCCCAAGCACTACGAAACCCACGACCAGACTCTGCGGAGTTGGTAAGCAGCAGGGACATTCAATGGGGATGGGACCCAGTAGGACTAAACGATCCTTTTGGACTTACCCCAGACAATTTGGAAGGGACAGGCGTCGTAGGCACAGTAACAGTAACTACGAGCTAGGAGACAGAAATGAAAATGAAGTCAAGATCAAACGTGAAGGCCCCGAAGGTAATAGAGTTCCCGAACGAGCCTGTAATGTACAAAGTAGCCGACTGCTGCAATCAACCGCCGAAGGACATGAAGACTAGCGGTGTTAAGATGCGTGGTGTAGGTGCGGCCACTAAAGGTACTATGGCCCGAGGCCCAATGGGTTAAGGAGTAGCAGGTGAATTACACCGAGCTTAAAACGAACATAGAAGATATATGCGAGCAGTCGTTTACCGATGAGCAGCTTGCTATGTTTACGGATCAGGCTGAGCAGAAGATTTACAACACTGTTCAGATACCGGCTTTGCGTCGTAACCAGACAGGTAACCTGACGGCTAGCAATAAGTACTTGGTGTTCCCGACAGACTTTCTTTACCCTTTCTCTTTAGCGGTTATTGACGGTGATGGCAACTACGAGTACTTGCTGAATAAGGATGTTAACTTCATCCGCGAGGCTTACCCCGGACCTTCAAGCACGGGCACGCCAAAGCATTACGGTCTTTTTGACGATACAGCGTTTATCATAGGCCCAACACCGGATGCTTCGTACGAAGTTGAGTTACACTACGGCTACTACCCCGAGTCTATTGTTACTGCGGGTACTACGTGGCTTGGCGAGGAGTTTGATTCTGCGCTGTTAAATGGTGCTTTGGTTGAGGCGATACGCTTTATTAAGGGCGAGCCTGATATGGTTCAGCTCTATCAGAGCATGTATGTAGACGCTATGGCGCTACTCAAAAACTTAGGGGACGGCAAGATGCGGGAAGATATGTACCGCTCTGGTCAACTCCGTATAACCCCGCGTTAATTTAAGAGGAAACACAAATGGCTATTACACAAGCTATGGCAACATCATTCAAAGTTCAAATCCTCGGAGGAGACTTTGATTTTAGTGCAGGTACAGCACAGACATTCAAGATTGCTCTGTTTACTTCATCAGCTACGCTAGACGCCACTACTACGGCATACAGCGTGACTAACGAGGTTTCAGGCACAGGCTACACGGCGGGCGGGAATACACTCACTATCTCTACAAACCCCACGTCTACTGGCACTACAGCGTTCTTGGACTTTGCAGACACTACGTGGACTTCAGCGACCATTACGGCTCGCGGTGCTTTGATTTACTTAGCTGACGGCGGCACTAACCCTGCTGTTGCGGTTCTGGACTTCGGTGCGGACAAGACCTCTACTGCGGGCGACTTTACTATTGTCTTCCCTGCTGCTGACGCGAGCAACGCTATAATCCGTATCGCTTAGTAGGAGGCTAAATGGCCTCTTCGACGGATTACATAGGCTGGGGTTCAGGTCCTTGGGGCCGAGACAACTGGGGTTCTAGTACTACCACTATTTTTGTAGATGGGGTTTCTGGAACTTCAACGCTCGGCAATGAGGCTGTATCTGCTGATGCTACTGTATCTGTTACAGGGGTTGTTGGTACTTCTGCGTTAGGTAATATCGCTGTTGAGGCTGATGGGGCTATCCAAGCTCTTGGTAATGCGGCTACCGGTGCAGTTGGGTCTGTTGAAGTAGTCGCCGAAGCTAATGTCTCCTTAACTGGGGTAACCGCTACTGGTGCTTTAGGCACCGCCACAGTAGAAGCTGATGCTATTGTTAACGCTATCGGGGTCGCAGCTACAGGAAATATTGGCTCAGTTACCGTTGATCTACGTACCCTAGCCGAAGTAACAGGCGTAGAAGGCACGGGACAAATAGGCAGCGCGGGCGTTGCAGCTTCTGCGGTAGTTGATGTAACGGGTGTTGAAGGTACTACGGTCCTTGGCGAAGAAACCGTCATTGAAGGCACTGGGGTATCAGTAAACGCAGTAGGTGTCGAAGGCACTACAGCACTTGGTAACATCGCGGTTGAAGCTGATGGAGCTGTTGAGGCCCTTGGTAACGCTGCTACCGGTGAAGTAGGTACGGTCATAGCCGCCGCTTCTGCGCTTGTTGATGTTACTGGAGTGGAAGCTACCACAGCCCTCGGTGAAGAGACTGTATCTGCCGGAGCAACGGTATACGCCATTGGCGTACAGGGCACTACCCAACTAGGCACTGTTTCTTTAATCACCAACAACGTAATAAATGTTACGGGTGTTCAGGGCACTACAGCACTAGGTACGGCGACAGCAGAAGCGGATGCCACTGTTAACGTCACGGGCGTCCAAGGAACTACAGCACTAGGCGAAACCACAGAAACAGGCACGGCTACGGTATACGCCATTGGCGTACAGGGCACAGGTAGAGTTGGAAATGTATTAGTCTGGGGCGAAATAGTACCCGATCAAAACGCAGGCTGGGTAGACGTAGACGATAGCCAAACACCAAATTGGACGGAGATAGCAGCGTGAAAATAGTAAAAGATGCAGTACAACTAGGCGATGCGATAGACCCTAAGCATGAGATTGAAGTGGTTTGCGCTAACTGCGGACACGATGTGGATGAGTCTGAACTTAGTGCGGATACTTGCTCAGATTGCGGCGAAGCACTAAACTTGCGTCAGAATACAAAGATTTACGCGACAAGCGTCCCGCCCGCTGGCGGTTCTACCTTAGTGTAGGCACTGGAGAAAATAGATGGCTACTTACGACAACGACTTAAGACTCAAAGAGATTACCACCGGTGACGAAGACGGCACTTGGGGTGACAGCACCAACACCAACCTTGAGCTTATCGCTGACGGTTTTAGCTATGGCACGAAGGAAATGGCGGCTGACGCCAACGAAACCTTCACAATGCCTGACTTCAGTGCAGACGCCACGCGCTCTTTGTATTTAAAAATTACCTCTGCGGTTTCTCTGACCACTACTCGCGTAGTCACTCTTGGGCCAAACACCGTCTCTAAGGTGTGGATGATTGAGAACGCTACTTCAGGTAGCCAGACCATTACGATCAAACAGGGTTCAGGCGCTACGGTCAACGTACCTAATGGCTCTAAAGTCATGGTCGTCACAGACGGCGCAGGCGCAGGCGCTGCGGTATTAAACGCTAACCCTACCGAAGTCGGTGGTACGGTAACAAGTGTAGGCGGCACAGGCACAGTCCAAGGCTTAACCCTTTCTGGCACTGTAACAAGCTCTGGCAATCTGACTCTCGGGGGTTCTCTGTCTGACGTAAACCTTGCCTCCCAAGTTACTGGCACTCTTCCTGTCGCTAACGGCGGTACAGGCTCTACATCACTCACTGCCAACAACGTCATCCTTGGTAACGGCACAGGCGCAGTACAAACTGTAGCCCCAAGCACATCAGGCAACGTCCTTACCTCTAACGGCTCTACTTGGGTGTCTCAGGCCGTCCCTGCTACGTTGATTGGCGAGACTGACTCTGCGTCTCCGTTCTTGACGGCTTTGGGTAGTGGTGCGGGTGCTAGTAATTTAAGCACAGGATTAAGAAATACTGCTGTTGGTTATGAAGCACTTAACACAAATACGACCGGAGATGACAACACTGCGATTGGTTATGAGGCGCTTAAGAACTCCTCTACTGGTGGAAATAACACTGCTGTAGGCAGATCATCACTTTTAGCAAACACTGCCGCAGGAAACACTGCTGTTGGCTTTTCATCGCTTGAAACAAACACCACTGGAGCATCTCAAGTCGCTGTTGGTTTTAGAGCTTTGTGGAAAAACACCACAGCTTCTAGCAATACGGCTGTTGGGTATTCAGCGTTAGAGGACAACACTACTGGCAGCAACAATGTAGCTGTTGGAAGAGATGCGCTTGCAAATAATGTTAGCGGGCTAGTAAACACTGCCGTAGGAACATCCGCATTAGAGGCTAACACTGCCTCATACAACACGGCTGTTGGCTACCAAACCTTTAAAGCAAACACATCTGGCACAAACAATGTAGGTATGGGTCGCCTTACAGCCACTGCTAATACCACAGGCTCTAACAACACTGCCATTGGCAATGAAGCAATACAGGCTAATACTACAGGCGCAAGCAATACCGCGATTGGCTTTCAAGCACTAGAGACTAACACTACAGCCTCTTTTAACACCGCCATAGGCGCAGAAGCACTTCAGTTAAACACCACAGGCGAAAACAACGTAGCCGTTGGTTATCAAGCTCTTGACGCAAATACCACAGGCACAAGAAATATTGCTGTTGGTAATCAAGCTCTTGACGCAAGTACTACAGGATTTGATAACTTAGCAATCGGGCATCAGGCTTTATCATCTAAGACTTCAGGAAGCTACAACGTAGCTATTGGCAGTTACGCCCTTCTTGATAACCTATATTCTTCTAGTAACGTGGCTGTTGGTTATAATGCAAGCCGATCTTCAGGAAACTCTCGCGTAACGGCTGTTGGTTCACAAGCATTGCAAGCAAATATCGCAGCAGACAATACCGCTGTGGGGGAACGCGCTTTAACAGACAATACTTCAGGCGCAGTCAACACTGCTGTGGGTGCGCAAGCAATGCAGTTTAATACCACAGGCACTCATAATGTAGCTATGGGTTATCAGGCGCTGCGAAGCAACACCAGTGGTGGGTTAAATAACGCGATTGGCTATCAAGCATTGCTTAGCAACACATTTGGACAAGGAAATATTGCTGTTGGCAATCTTGCTCTGCGAACAAATATTGCAGGAATACGCAATGTAGCTATTGGTCAAGAGGCTCTTTACTCAAACCAAAACGCAAATTACAACGTCGCCGTTGGGCATACAGCACTAAAGACAAACACCACAGGCGCAAGTAACGTAGCCGTAGGAGCAGAAGCCCTTCTACTTAACACCACAGGCGCAGGAAACGTCGCTGTTGGTTACCAAGCACTTGACGCAAACACCACAGGCGCAAGCAACACAGCAGTCGGCTCGGCTAGTATGACGAGTAACACAACAGGCAACTACAATACTGCTGTTTCTAATAGTAGTTTGCAAAATAACACC